GCATCTTTATATTCCATATCCTTATAACGTTTAGTAAACAGACTATAAGAATTTTTCATCGCGTCCATTGTGACGCATCGTAGAGCATATGTCTTCAGTGATCCCATATCATTCGAAACCATGTCGGTAATACTTTCTACAAAAAAATCATAAGAAATTTCCTTACCACTCGCTGGAGTTTTAATTTTAAATGAAATCTTTTCTTCACCGCCAGCTGGAAGAAAGTTCAACAGTTCGATGCCTTCGCTTACTATGATATCACAAACAATAGTATAGTTATCCAAAGACTCGAAAACGTCCAGGCCTGTCACAAGATGTCTTATCTCTTGTGGATTACCACCCGTGAAGGTTGTGATCTTTATACTGTCAAGTTCTACCGAACCTGCGTCAACTGCTTCTGACATACTGCAATTTACCTCATAGACTCAGTAAGTTTACTACTCAATGATTTGGAGTTTAACTTGTCAACTAAGAAAATTTCTTTTTTCTTATCATTTAATTCCGTCTCATATTCATAATAAGAAATAGCCTTCTGATAGACAACTTCAGTAGCAGGAATTACTTGTCTGTCTGTAGCTACAGATGCGGCGTTGACTGTTGCCGATACACCAGCATCATTGGTTATAATATAATTGGTCTCAGATGTAAAATCGCCTAACACATTTTTAACATTACAAACAGATGTGTTCGCAAAAACAATTTCACCAAGATTATATTCGTCTCTTTCAACTATGTCACCGAGTTTGAACGATGATGCCATTGTGCTAGAAAAACTAAATGACATAATCTTATTGGTGTTATATAGAATATTCTCTTTCGCTCTTTGGTAACCCATTATTCCTACTGGTGATATGAGTGGTGCCCAATACTTTTTAGGATTACCGACCGAATCCGGGTCTTCATTTTTACCAAGACTGAATATAGGTGATAGTGCATCATATCCGCTTGCAGATAAAACTGTGTCATCAGAATGATAATTATTTCTATAATGAATAATTTTTCTAACCGCATTACGGACAGTGCCATACTTTTTAATAATATAATTTTGAAAGTCTAAACTGGTTAGTGAGGTGTCATAGTGCGGATCAATAATGTCATTTGCTAGATAAACTAACCAGTCGTAATTTACATCTTCATAATAGTTAAATGCCAGTTCATCTACGGTTTCGTCACGTTGCATTGTGTGGGTGTAAAACGCAGACAAATAGTTCTTGACTGAAGTTGATACTCCAACTCTCTTCAAAATATCAATCGCAGATTTTCCTTTGTATTGTGTTAAAGGAAACTTACTGAAATATGCTCTCTGTTTATTAATGGCCATTACTTTTCCTTATTGTTCCTACAGCGAAACATCTTTTCGAATAAACATTTCTGATTCTCTCAACTGCATTGACATAATAATTGAAACGGGCGCGCCATCATCAAAGAATGCTGATGTGCCTTCTCCAGTATAGTTGACCGAAAAGGCCTCAACAAACATCTTCTTGAATACTCCATATCTTCCCGCACCTTTACCCTCAACAGAAATTTGTAGTAAATTGGGATATGTTAAAAAATCACCCGCCAAGTCAGGAAGAATATTTTTTTTAATTACGTCAATCATTTTCTTGAGGTTTGCCGCATCAGTTTTTTCAATTGGTACGAGCTTCCATAAAAAAGAATACTGACGCATCGGCAAACCTTTGAAAGAATACTGACGCATCGGCAAACCTTTGAAAAACACAGAAGGATGCGGATTATAAATTTGACCCATCGCTTTTTGTATCGCACTACCTGCGGCAGGTAATGGTCCGGAATCTAACGCGGAGAAAGCTGCTCTTCCTGACGCACCCGATAGGCCTTTTGCCGTTGCTTCGAGTACATCACCGGTAGAGACGCTTGCCCCAGTGCCGTCAAATCCTGCAGCCTGTTCTTGTAGTTGTTCTTTGATAGTACCAGTAGCGCCTGTGTCCGTGGTGTCGAAACTTACATTAATGTCTTGCTGAAAGTTTTCTGGCAAAGGAAAATAAAGTTCAGTGGATAGAGAAAGTGATCCTGCGGCCTGTGCGGATGGACGGTTGAGTTGTTCAAATTGAAGTTTCAAAAACGTGTGAGCGCCTGGCGCACTCTGTAGTGTATTAGGAAACGACATCCCCCCGCCGGAGCCTTCTCCCTGTGCATCGGCGGTTTTCTTTGCTTCTGTGGCGGGATCAGTCTTACTACTTCTAACTCCTGGTCCAGAAGAGTCGGCCGGCACATTTACATTGTCTGCTAAAGAACTTTTATTATTGACTGAAGGAGATACAACATCTGAAGTAAAACTAGTAATTTGTGCGGCAGTAAATCCCGCATCTGAAAGTCCTTTTGAAATGGTTGACTGTATAGCATTTAATCCAGATACAGTGTTATTGGTGTTTTTTAGTGCAGTGACACTCGATCCGTTGGTGGAATTTGGCGAAAATAAATTGACACCAGTAACGCCTGATCCTGCGACATTAACATTATCCGAACCCTGCTGTAGAGACTGAACTTCTATTGAATTTCGTAATATTGACATCTACATTCCTTATAAATAGTAGTATGAAAACCTATAAAGGTACATTTAAACCTAACAACCCGAATAAATACAAGGGCGATCCATCTAAGATTATTTATCGTTCTAGATGGGAATTAAAGCTTATGTCTTATTTAGACAGGCATCCTGATGTAAAACAGTGGGCAAGTGAAGAATTAATTATACCCTATCGATCACCAATCGATGGAAAGGTTCACAGATACTTTCCTGACTTCTGGGTTCGTAAAATTAACCGAGAAGGTAAAGAAGATATTGTTGTGATTGAGGTTAAACCAAAAGCACAGACAGTCGAACCTAAGGCACAAAGAAAACTCACTAAGAAGTATTTATACGAGGTTCAGACCTGGGGTGTAAATAAATCTAAATGGATTGCAGCAGAAGACTATTGCAGAAAAAAAGGATGGCAATTTTCAATCATGACCGAGTATGAATTAGGAATTAAAAAGTAATGTCATCATATATCTTTCAAAAGATTGCCAAAGAAGGCGATGCAGCAGGTATCGAATCCGGTTCTATCGAATCTAGAGACTGGTTCCGAGATCAAGCTTTGACAGTTGGTCGAGTTAATGCACAGCAAGAAATGACTAATCGTGAGCGATTGCATAATCGAATAATACCTACTGACGTAGGTCGAATGTATCATTTCTTTTATGATCCAAAGCATAAAGACAAACTGCCGTATTACGATAGATTCCCTCTTGTTTTTGTGATGGAAAGATATTCTGATGGATTTCTTGGTCTGAATCTACACTATCTTGGTCCAGTCTTCCGAGCTAGATTAATGGACGCTCTATATACTATTGCAAGAAACGATGCGGTAAGAGATTCCAAAAAAGTAAAGATGTCTTACGCCCTACTGGCAGACGCCGCGAAGTTTAAATATTTCAGGCCTTGTGTGAAAAGATACTTAGAAAATAATGTCAGATCAAGATTTTTATATATTCCTGCTGAAGAATGGGATATAGCACTTATGCTTCCAACAGAAAGATTCAAGAAGTCAAAGAAAAGTCGGGTTTGGAAAGACTCAAAACGATCATTAAGGACAAAATAATATGGCATTTAACATACAGGAAATGAAAAGTTCCATTGAGTCGAATGGATATTTACCCGCTTCAAGCTTTGATATGTTAGTTAACCCACCGGCAGGTGTCGGCGGCGGAGAATTGCTGAGAATAAGATCGGAGGCGGTTGCATTACCTGGCGTTTCTTTTGCTGCGGTTGATGGATATAAACCATACGGTACAGGAAGAGTTTATTCAATTCCTCATACATTCACTCCTCAGGCGATTTCAGTAACTCATCTAATTGACACAAATGGAGATATACTGCAAACTTTAAACGACTGGAGCAATAAGATTGTAGACTTCAAAGGTGATGGCGGCGCGTATACGGCTAGATACTTCAAAACTTACGTGGTTGATGCCGACATTTATATATACGATGGTGACAATCAAATAGCCAAGACCATTAAATTAATATCGATGTATCCGTCTACTGTCGATCAAGTTCAGATGGCTTGGGGTAGTTCTGACGAACTTGCCAAAGTAAGTGTCAATTATCAATTTCTAGATTATACTATTAGTTAAACTAAAACAAGGTGGAATATTATGTTACCTAAGATTGCTGTACCAACTTTTGAAATGAAACTCCCGTCAACTGATGAGAGAATTTTATACCGGCCTTTTCTGGTCAAAGAAGAGAAAGTTCTACTGATTGCCAAGCAAAGTGGTGACCGAGTAGACATAATCAATGCTATTAAACAAGTCATTTCTGCTTGCGTATTGAGTGATAATTTTAACATAGAACGAATCACAGTATTCGATATGGAATATTTGTTCATAAAAATACGATCGATATCTGTCGGAAATGAAATTGAGTTTTCTGTTACGGATAGCACTGATGAAACGACATATGATTTTAAACTCAATTTAGATGAGGTTGAAGTAACCTTTCCAGAAAACGCAAGTAAAGAAATACTACTCACCGATGATATCGGAATTATGATGAAGTACCCGACTATGGATCTCTCTGAGAAAATCGCAGGTATGGATGATATTTTAGATATAGCAGAAGAGACAGTTAAGAGTTGTATTGATTATGCCTTCGATAAGGAAACAACTTATCCTTGGAATGATGAATCTCAAGAAGATAAAGATGAATTTTTTAATAGTCTCAATCAATCGCAATATGAAAAGATCACAGAATTCTTCCAACGAGTACCTAAGATCGAACACATCTTTGAGTACACGAACGCTAAGGGAGAAGATAAGAAAGTTTATTTTAGGAAGATAGAAGATTTTTTTCTATTGGGCTGAGTTATATAAGTCTTCAAAATTTGTATAGAATCAATTTTGATATAACTCAGTATCATAAATTTTCATTGACAGAAATTGAAAATATGATTCCGTTTGAACGCGACATATATGTTTTAATGTTAGAAGAAAAAAACAAAAAAGAAGAAGAAGAAAGAAAACAAAGATAAGGTATCTGAGATGGCATTAGGATTATTAATAAAAGGCCTCCTTAGGTCTGGTGCAAAATCTTCAAAAGCAACCAAGGCCGCAGGAAAAGCGGCGGGTGGCAGCAAAGGCCCAAGTGCGCTGAAAAAATGGACAAAACGAGCAGGCGTACTCGGAGCCGGCGCTGCGCTCTTTGGAGGAGACGAAGATTCAGGTGCTGACGCTGGGTTTGAAAAAGCTAGTCCACTATCTTTGGCAGGTTCAGGTTCGACTGCCGGATCTTCTTTAGTTCTATTCGATTTTGCAAGCACTCTCGACACAGGTATGATAAATTTACCTGAGTTACCAACACTTGAAATAGCTGTTAATGATTACGACAACATCGAAACAAGATTAAACCAAGATGTTGAAATACCTTATGACATAGAAAAGATGTTCGACACCGAGCAGGGGTCGTTGATCATACCTAAGAATACTTTTCTAGAATTTTCTTCTGATAAAATAAAAGCACTATCCGCATCAGTTCTAACACTGTCAGAAAACTTAAATCTAGTTAATCGACAAATAGCTATACTGAATAGCAGAGTCGTCTCATTCGAGAACGCAGTTGGTCAGGCGGATGATGATAACCGCCGCGCGGTGTTAAATTATAATAGAGATCAGGACGAAAAAGAAATTGAAGGCGAAAAATCGACCTTAAAAGATTTCATGAAATCGAAAGTTGATTCAGGTGTCGAGACAGGAAAATCATTTGTAAAGGCTGCG